CCAAAAGAAAAGGCTCTTATAACGAGTATAAAAGCCTTCTCAAACATTTTTAATAGTGTTCAGCTATGACCAATTGATTTAGGAGAACACCCTATTGGGTATTTGTAGCACAATCACTGCTACAGAATTATTTAGTTCGTGATGTTTGAATCACTGCTCTAATGCCACCTGTTGATGCATTGGGCACCACAAGATAATTACCTGAGGGCAGTAGCACCTGACTGGGCAGGGTGTTCACTCTGGCGGTAGGAGTGTAAGTGGCTGAACCAACATCACAAGTGCCAGTGCCCGTGCAGAGAAACCGTTGTGTTGAACAACCTGACAATAACACAGCCATAATAATAATTACCAGTTTCATAATATCCTTAATTTTCAAAATCAAATAGTTCGTCCACTAGTTGTTCGCGAACACGTTCGTTGGGTTGAAACCATAGGTCCATTTCACCACGATAATGTTCGCCGTTATAAAACACCTGCTTGCTGTCTGAGTGAAATGTGCCGTGCAAGTTGCCACGACGTTTTGAAACAACGGTATAGTCCCACGAACGAATCCACTGAATCATGTCCTCAGCATTGTAGCCAAACTTGCGACATTGTGGGCTGACAATTTCAAGTTGAATAGTTGGGCGACATTGAGCAATTAGCGTTTGGCTACCTTCTAGCACAAACTTTTCATAGCCTTCCACGTCTACTTTGATGAAGCCAACATCTGTGAAGTTGAATGAATCTAGAGTTTCAACTTGAACTGCCACTTTGTCGCGATGACTACGTTCTGGTTTGGCACGAGTGTTCTTGTCATAGTGTGTCAAATGATTATGTCCACCGTTCTTCCAATGCGTTATGATCTCTGTGGTATAAGATTTCTCACCAACACCAACTGGATGTAGATGAACATTGACAACATTGTTGTCGCGAACAGTATTTCGCCATAATTGTTGTGCTAGTGGTGTAGGTTCAAAGCATTCTACTTGACTAAATCGTTTGGCATAGTGAATGGCATTGCAGGCATTGTTTGATCCTACATCAATGGCACGAGTCCATGTATCAACTAGTGTTTGTGCAAAATGCCAATTGGTGCTTTGATATTGACCTGCCTTGAGTCGTTGAATGTAAAGAGTGTCGCCTTCTTCAACCCAATAGACATGTCCGTCTTTGGAATGTATAGGTAGTATGTTTATCATACAGATATTTAAGGAGTCTAGATAAAATCAGGGGTAAAACAGATTCTGGCTGTCTAGCCAATCTGCGTATTCATCTTGATACTGGCGCCATTCTGCCTCAGTCATACCATATTCTAACCAGGGTGTCATTCGGCGGCCTCCAATATAAAGTCATCGTCTCCAAACAGTTCTTGGCAATATGTTATGGCTTCTTCTAGGCTATCAAAATCTTGATAGTCTTTGAATTGGCAGTCCCAACGATAGGGAGAAGTGTTAGGATTTTCTTTTATTAGATATCTCATTCTGCCACCTCAATATGACGGAGATTATCTGCAATATAACGATCCACATATTCTGGATGCTTTTTTTGGATATGATAAAACTCGCCGTAAAACCAATCCAAATCTTTGTAATTGCGTTCGTAAAGGCTAACAAATTCTTCGTATGTCATTCTGCTGTCTCTTTCAAGTCATTTTGTTTTTGGCGAGTATGTGCAAGAAACTTACCAATCATTACGGCTATGTCAGTATAACCGTTTTTGGCAGCATCAAGTCTGAAGCCAATCAATTGACTCTCTAAGTTTTCTAGAATATCTTGTTCAGTCATTTTGCACCTTTCTTGTGCTGTTTATATGTTAATAGTATAACGCAAAACAGGCTCAAAGTCAACAGAAAATTTAGCCAAAAGAAAGGGCACCTAAGTGCCCAATCCTTATTTGCGTTTGTTTGCTTCTTCCATTGCTTCTGCTATTCTTACCATTGCGTCTGCGATAAAACCCAAACTATCACCAATTGTATAACCATTAAACTCACTGCTCTCAAGTCTATGATAGGATAGTTCGTCTGCTATGTTTTGAATTGCTTCTGCTATTTGATTGTCTTCTTTTGCCATTTTGTTTTCCTTTAAGTTAAGTAGTGCTGTCACTACAAATACTATTATACAGTCGTGAGAACATAGTGTCAAAGATCAAGATTACCAAAATGACACACACGGTGGCTGAGCCCGTATAGTTAGTATATGAGATCTAAGGTTAAATTGCAAGAGAAAATTTAGCCAAAAGAAAAGGGCCTTGTGAGCCCTTTTCCAATCTAACGAAAGATTAAGCAGGATCAACTAATGAGCTGTCTGCAGTGATTTTAACACCGTAGCCATCATATAGTTCGCCAACACCGTAGTGAGCGGAAGCAACAATGTCGTCACCAACAAACGAAGCACGTCTTTGTGTTTCGATGCTGATGTCACCAATCATTGCCAAGCCTAGTGCGTCACGGTGGAATACTGCACCAACGTAGTCACCTGCTGTGCCAGTGTTAGCGATGTTGCTGGATTCAAATACTGGAACACCAAATAGTGTGCCAACATAACCAGTTTGCATTGCTTCGTTCTGGATGACGCCAGCATTTGGGTTAGCAAATGTGTTTGTCAATGCTGACTTCAAGTCATAGGCAACATATGGATTAACCACACAAGCCAATTGATCACCAGGAACAGCGTTAGCACGAAGACGAGCAACTGCGTTGGCAATTAAGGCTGCTGACATTGCTGTAGAAGCACTGCCTACGCCTGTTGAGAAACCACTGAATAGAGCCAATAAGTCTTGGTCCATTTTCTTAGCGATTGCTTCACCAAATAAACGGCCCATATCTGCTACCACGTTAGATGCAGAACTAGCACGAACCAAGTCAGTAATCATAGTGCGGATTGCAACTGTGGAAACTGTCAATGTGACACTACTGGTGTCAACTGCTGTGTTAGAAACTTCATCACCTTCAGTCAAAGCGGCTGCTGATTGAACTGGGTAGATAGGCACAGTAATTGTCTTGCCGTTAGAAGCAGGAATACTGTAATTCTTTACTAATCCACGCATAATGGATCTTTCGCTTGCCACGAACATTGCTTCAGCGGTAATCGCTGGTAATAGTTCGCTTAGTGTTGAGGTTGTTGAACCTGCCATAATATATCTCCTTAATTAGAATTAGGCTAGACCGTTGGTTTTGCGATGTGCCGCATAGACCTTACGGTGTTCTGGATTTCTCATATCCAATTTACTTACATCTACGGCGCCTTGACCCTGTGTAGAGATACTTGAGCGAGCATTGGTAGTTGCGGGGCTTGCAGAAACAAAATGCGGATTGGAATCTAAGAATTCTCGCACTAAGTCATCTACTGCCAATGGAGTTCCGCTATCTGAATAACGAACACTACCATCATTGCCTACTACTTCTACATCACCCTCAGCATTCAAACGAACATTCATGTTCAATAGACTTTTGACTTGTTCTGCGTTCACTGCACGATACTTGGCTGCGGCACTTAACAAGGGACTATTCACCTTATATTCTTTAATGATGCTGTCTCTCTTGAGGATTTCAGCGTCTTTTTTAGCGGCTAGTTCACTGAGAGTCTTTTCAAACTCACCACGCTTGATCTGTTGTTCCTGTTGTTTCTTTTCCCATTCAGTTTTAATTGAACGTAGTTCGTCAGGATCACCTAGGTCTTCATACTTGCTGGAGAACTTTTTCTCAATTTGAGTCTTGGTTCTAGCCAGAATAGCATTGACTTCTTCTTGCGTGAATGTCTTCGCTGCTTGTGCCTGATTTGCAGTATCGCCTGCGGCATCAGTTGCCATATCGTTTACCAATGTATTATCTGACATTGTAGCATCGCCTCCTTGGAGTGTTGTGATTTATTTATTGCATTTAACCCTAAATGCCGTTATATGTAGTTATTTCAGTAGCCTTTACGCTTGGGCGGTTTTGGTCGCTTTTTGTTTTTCTCTGTTCTTGATCCTCTTACGGGCAATGCTCTCATAGTGTTTCTCCTTGTTAACTTTCATATTCTTCTACTGGTTCCCACTTGGCGCACCAATAGACTGCACGAACTGGTGCATCAAACTTGGTGCAATAGAGTTCACCTGGCTTGTAGTATTCACAGTTGCCACAATTCTGACCTTCAGGAACTTCAGCATTGCCAGCGGGTTGGTAGGCTGCAGGCAATGAATCAGCAATAGGCTCACCGTCTTCGTAGAGTCTACCAGGCTGTGGGTTAGGATCAATGAATGGTAGGCGTGATTTGTCTTGATCCATTAGTTCTAGCAGTTGTTCATCTATCACACGCAGGACCACAGGATCAGTGGCAGCACTCTTGGCTTTGACCAGTTTCTCAACATCTGCTTGTGTATCACGTATGGAGAATGAACCTGGGTAATCAATTTCACCCATCCATTGTTGACCCATATACTCAAACCAGAATTGCCATATCTGTTCTTCTGCAAGTTCTAGGTTGTCTGCCTTTTCTGATAGTTTAGCATTGAGCAATTGAAACTCTTGTTCTTGTGCCACACCACTCATACGGCGGCTTTCAGTGCTTCTTATTGAACCAGTGTTGGCCATTTTGTCAATGCTGTCTGTGACATGATTGATAGCAGTGAAGATGCTTTGTATGTCTGTGCTTACTGCCAACATATAAGGCTTAAGTCCAGGATCTAGATTGTCTTCAATTTGTATGATAGCGCCAGCACCTGCGGCAGCTTCTGAACCTGCTGTCTTAACCAGGGCAGGATGCCCATTTATTCTCACTGATTGTTCGCACTCTGAGGTCAAATTGTAAATGGCCTGTTGTGCTCTACTAATATCTGAGATATCTGAAACACCAATGCCACGCACAGGTGAACGATGATTGTAAGATAACACAGCAGGAATCTTGCCTAGTCCGTTTGCTTCTGTAGTTTGTTCTTGAAGTTCTCTATTCTTGTGATTGATTACGCTTGTGACGATTCTATCTAGATACCATTCTTTGATAGTGGAAGTTGAATCATTGGCATCTTCAATGTATTTGAAATAGTCTAGTTCATAACTGCCATTTGGATTACGGCGCCAGTTCCAATCACTCACGGTTAATGGCGTTATTAGATTCACATAAGGACGAACACCCTGTTGTTGTTCATCTGCCAGTGTGACTGCACCCACATCTGGCTTGACCACTAGCACCCAGCAGTGTCCAAACACTGAACTCCATACAGATACTTCTTTCATAAACGCATCAAATGATCTGCCATCCATGTCTGCATCACGCAGGAACATTTCTAGTTCAAATGATTCACCGTTGCGATCAAAATCACGCTCAGGTGGTGTTCTAAACAAGAATGAAATGTAGGTAGAAATCACTGATTTGCAGTGATTCTCTAGGTGAGTGGCAGCAATGCGGGCAATGTATTCATTGGCAGTTTCATTCACATACTTGGTGAGATAACTGCCTCTTGAGTATTCAATGCCACCCATGTATGAGTTTAGTAGATACTCCCAATTGTCTCTATTGCGCTGATGCAGCAGATTGGTTGATGTTAGTAGGTTGTATTGTTCTTGTAGAGTTAAATTCATTTGGTATCCTTGTTAGGCGGCAATGCCGTGTAGCCATCGTTTAGGTGCATAAGCATTGAGATCACGCTCACGCTTGATAGGCCATATGTAATCAATGGCATAGCCCAGTGCGTCATTCATGTGATCAAACTCACCCTTGTCTGGTATGGCATTTGATCCTTCCTTGTATATCTGTCTCTCTAAGCATTGTATGACATATTTACACTTAGGGCTTATGAACAGCTGTCTAACGCCTGCCGCTGAACACAAACGAGCGTTGACAGCGTTTATTCTATCTCTGACTGGGGTGTGACTGCGGGGGGCTTTGACAATAAATCCTGCGTTGGCCAGTATGTCATGATCACTGCGTCCGTTGCTCTTAGTAGAGCGGGCACTGCCTGCTGGGTCAGGGTAGACCCAGATCTTACTCTTTGGGTATCTACTCTTAATTTCACTTGTGAGTTCATCAGTATTGCTGGAATAGAGTTGGATTTCATCAATGACATAGAATGTTTCTCCCTGGCGCACTGCCACTACTGCACATAGTGGGGAGATATTAAAATCAGTCCCAATGTAGAGTATGTCAGTGTTTAAGTATTCTGGTTCACGAACATTCAGTTTGCGATCAAATGCATAGTAGATCTGACCCGCTGATTCTTCCCAAGTGGCCATGTATTCCTGACGAAACATCTTGTCTGGCATGTCCTGCTTGGCAGCTTCTATCTCTTCTGGCAATACTCTGCCACCATCTAGTGTGGTAAATGTCCATGACTGCCATGCGTCTGGATTCTTGACATCAGCGGTGTAGATGTCATAGGCCCATGATGATCTGCCACCTTTGGGTGTGCCAATAAAGAAAGCATGACCCTGCTTGTCACTCAGTGTAGGGCGACAAACAGTCCAGACTTCTGGATCCATGTCCGCGAACTCATCAAACACACAGAAGTCCACTGAGAATCCACGCATACGATCATAGGCATCTGCTGATTTGATTGAGATCTCACTGCCATTAACCAATGTAATAGTGAGTTCTGATTCGTTGGTTTTGGCAACCCAATTAAGAGCACTCAAACGATCCTTAAGTTCTTCCCAAACTATGCCCTTGCCCTGCATACGGGTTGGGGCGATATACCAGCAGACTGCGTTGGGATGACGAGCGAAACGAGCAAGTTCTCTAATGGCTAGAAATGTTTTTCCAAACCTTCTCCCACAAATGGCAGTCCTAAATCTCTTGGGGCTGTCTGCTATCTGCTTTTGTGCTAGACTAAGTGGCATCAGTCATTCCAAGGCAAGATCTTGTCATCTTCTTTGGTGCCAGGATTGTCGCTCATGCCCAACATATTCTTGGCAAGGAAGATCTGTAATGCGGCATTGCCACTTAAAGCATTCTTCAACATAGCACGTCTAAGGCTG